AAGGATACCTAAGAATGGGTAGTATTGCGGACCTTGAAAAGAGAATGGCTATGGGTGCTACAGGTGCATTAGCGGATTCCTGGTATCAACCGGGCAGTTCCTTTTACGGAGGCGGCGGCGGAATGAAAACAAAGTCCGGGTCCTCTGTTTCGGAAATGAACGCGATGCAGCTTGCCGTTGTGTGGTGCTGTATCAAAGTCCTTTCGGAAGATACAGCCTCTTTACCCCTGCACCTACACCGCCGCAACGGGAAGGGAAGAGACAAGGCCACAGACCAGCCGCTATATAAGCTTCTCCATGACTCCCCTAATCCAGAAATGACAGCTATCTCTTTCCGTGAAACATTTATGTCGCACCTCTTGGCGTGGGGGAACGCTTACGCAGAAAAGGAATACGGCAAGGGATTGATAGGAAGATCACAAGTGGTAGCCCTTTGGCCGATCACGCCCAACCGGGTAACTCCGAAACGGAACGCACAAAAGAAAATTGAGTATCATATCAGCATGGCCGGAACAGGATTGCAAAATGTAATATTACCTAAAGAAAGAGTGTTGCATACTCCCGGCATCTCATTCAATGGCCTCACAGGATACTCCCCCATTGCGGCGGCGCGGGAAGCTATTGGGCTGGGTAAATCTCTTGAAGAGTTCGGGGAGGATTACTTCGGAAATGGGATACACCCCGGAGCGGTTATTTCTCACCCCGGGAAATTTGATCCAGAAACCGCCTCTAACATGGGGAAGGCTTACGCGGAAATGTACGCTGGCCTCGGCAAAGCACATCGCATCATGTTTTTGACCGAGTCGATGAAGATTGAAAAGATAGGGATACCGAACAATGAAGCACAATTTATAGAATCAAAGAATTATACCAACATCGAAATCGGTTCCCGGATATACCGGCTCCCCCCTCAGATGTACGGTGAATATGACAAAGCTTCCACTTATGCCAGCGCGGAACAATTCAACCTTGACTATGTGGTAAAGACGCTCCGCTCCTGGCTCGTGAGACTTGAGCAATCTTATAACATGTGGCTCCTCCCCCCTGAAATGAGGGGAGAATATTTCTTTGAACACTTGATTGATGGTCTTTTGCGTGGAGATACGGCAGCGCGTTCCGCTTTTTATAGTTCCCTATTCCCGATTGGCGGGATTACTCCCAATCAAATATGCGAGCTTGAGAACTGGAACCCTATAGGCAAGGAAGGCGACAAGCGGTTTGTGCCTCTCAATATGGTCCCCCTGGATGAAGCAGGAGATAAGGCGGATGTAACGCCCCCCGTACAACAAAACAGCCTCACCTACCGCTCACGCCTTGAGGGCGCCTACCTCCGTCTCTTCTCTGATGCAATAGGACGGATAACCCGGCAGGAGTCGCAGCGGGTCAACTGGCTCCGCAAGAACGACGGGGACATTGACGAATTTTACAGGGGCTTCCCGGAATACATCGAGAAGCAGGTCAATCCGGTCTTTCTGAGCTTTTCCGAGGCTATGACCGGCATGGAATCAGAGCTAAATGGCCTGAAATATGACGATTTTAAGGACGAAATAGAACGGTTCACGCGCCTTTTCTGCTCTGATTTTGCCGGTGATTACATATCTGAGTCCAGAAACGCAGGGGGTGAAGGCGTGGAATGGGCAGACCGCGACGCTCAACCGATAGCCGAGCAGCAAATTAAGGCTCTTGGAGATAGCTTTATAGCACACTTACAGGTGCTTTCAGGGGTGAAACAGTGAAAAGAGACTATGAAACTGCCGTTTCTCAGCGACATGAGACGCGAAAAAAGAAGGACAAAGAGGACAAAGGCCATGAAAGAAACCAGAGAAAAAAGAAAAACAGGTGAGTTGAGAGCGATTACCTCCGAAGATGGAAGCCCACGAAAGATAGTCGGCTATGCCTCTGTGTTCGATAAACCATCAGAAGATATGGGGTTTATTGAGTACGTCCGCAAGGGCGCCTTTAAAAGGGCCCTTTCCAGATCAGATGCCAGGGCTCTTTTTAATCATGATACCGATACCATCCCACTTGGAAGGCAGAGCGCCGGAACTCTCATTTTGAAAGAAGATGATAACGGCCTGTATTATGAGATTACCCCCCCGGATACACAGAGCGCCAGGGATCTTATGACCTCCATTGACCGGGGCGATATCAAGGAATCGTCTTACGGCTTTACCGTTGCCGTAGATGAGTGGGATTACTCAGACAAGAACACGGTGAAGCGAACAATCATAGAAGTCGAAGAGGTGTTTGACGTGTCCCCGGTTGTATATGCGGCCTTTAACGATACGTCAGTTGCATTGAGAAAGATGGAAGAGAATAAACCAGCCGCCCCGACGGACGGTGATATCGGCGGAGATGCCCCGATGGACATTGCGGCCATAGCAGAGGAAGACAGTTTATATCGTAAAATCAAAGGAATTAAGGAGGATACAGTCAATGAATAAATTTATGATCAGAATGAAAGCCGCCTTCGACAAGATGGAGGCTATCAGAGCCAAAGCCGAAACGGAAAAGAGGGTAATGACCGCTGAAGAAATTGAAGAGCGAGCAACCCTCAAGATCGAGATTGAAGCGGCAGAAGGTGAAATGAAATCAGTCGATGAAGAGGAAGAAATCAGAAGCCGCCTTTTTGGTGACGATCCTGCCGGCGGCGCTCTTACCATCGAAGGCGATCCGGTTATCACAATAGAGGATCAGCCGATTTATCGCGGATCGGCAGCATCGGCCCTGGGTCAGCAACTTTTAGATATCCGCACCATGACACGCCCGGAGAACTTCGGGAATGCGGAGGTGACTGAGGCGCGAGGCCGTATCGAAAAAACCCAAACCAGAAACATTGAGCTTGCGGAGACGCGGGCAAAGAAAGAGAACCGTGCCGCCGCAACTGGCGGGTTCACTGTGGGCGTTCCGTCGGATGGTGGGTTTTTCCTCCAGGGCGAAACTGCTGTTGACTTGATGACAACCGGGTTTAATAACAGTGAAGTTCTTTCCCGTTGCGATTCCAGAACCATGAATCCCGGAACTCAGTTCCTTGAAATCATCGGAATCGATGAAACCAGCCGGGCCAACGGGTCGCGCGGCGGAGGTGTCCGCGTTTATACGGCGGCAGAATTGGACTCCTTCACGCAGTCCAAAACGAAGTTCAAGAAAATTCGCATTGAACCGACCAAGTTGACCGGGCTTTATTATGCCTCCGGCGAAGTCATAAAAAATGTGACCTTTCTTGGGCAGGAAATGCGACAGCTTTTCGGTGAGGAGTTTGCCTTCAAGTGCCAGGATCTCGTTATCAATGGCTCCGGCGCGGGTGAGGCTCTTGGAATCCTGAATGCCGACTGTCTGATTTCTGTTACCAAAGACACCGGGCAAGTGAAAGATACCATTTCAACGGACAACATCCTGAGCATGGAGTCTCGCCTCTCGAATGAGGGTCCGAAGGTTGTATATCTGGTCAACCGGGAAACGAAACCGCAGCTTTCAAAGCTGAGTATCGCGATTGGAACTGGCGGCGTTTTGGTTCCTCTCTATAAAACTGAGTTTGATCAGGGGAAAAGGATCGCCAGTTTGAACGGCCTTCCCTGTGTCACCATCGAGCAGGCAGCGGCTTTGGGCGATGCCGGAGATGTTATCCTTGCAGATATGAGCCAGTACATTACGGCGAACAAGGGCGACATTAACGAGGCGATGAGCATCCATGTGAATTTCCTTTATGACCAGGAAACTTTCAGGTTCCTTTATTACTTCGATGGTCAGCCCCGTTGGTCGTCAGCTATAACCCCGTACAAGGGGTCAGCAACCACAGGACCGTTCATCACCACGGCGGCCAGAGCGTAAAATAAAAATCCCCGGCGGTTATCCGTCGGGGATTAAAAAAGTATGGAGGTAATTTAAAATGAAATTAGCAGAAGAAAAAAAGATTGTTCTGGTGGCGAGTGCATTGGATTTAGAGGGTGCAGATCCGCAGACCACAAAAGGCATCAATATGAAGGGGTTTCATCGCTGTACGTTCCTGATTGATGTGGGGACTATGGGTGTTGCAAATGCGACACTTAAAGTTCATAGCGGGGCTACAGACGGAGCCTTAACGTCAACAGTGGCATTTAAGTATGCCTATGGCGGAGCAACAAGTATTCATGGAAGCACTGGAACATCAAGTGATGTTTTGGCTGCTGAAACCACAGTAGTTGCGGGTACGGGGCTTGTTATTACACAGGCTACATATCCCAACTATTTGCTTGCCATAGAAGTCGAAGCGACCATGATGGACGTTGCCAATGGCGAAAACTGGTTGATGATATCTTTTACAACCGGAAC